TGGCACAACCAATGGGCGTGATGATCCGTCAACCTGTGAAGCAAACCAGTACCACATTGAAGGGTGCATGACGATTGCTTCTGCTGCCTTGAAACGGTTTGTTGTTACCTTTGAAATTGCCTTAGCAATTGCAATGATTCCGTTTGGAGCAGATGGAGTTGTTTCAGTCCATGTTGTTGGGATGCCGTTTGTTGTATCTGCGCCAAGAGTGATGAGACCCTTGAGTGCGCCTGATGTTCCGTCACCTGAACCGACAACTGCTGTGTTGAGTTGAAGTGCATAGTCAGCCATCAAGTCGCCGAATACTAGGCGATCAAGACCGCCAGCAAGAGGTGATTGTTCAACGAGCTGAATTGAAACATTCTCATAACCTGAGATTGTGCGAACTGGTGCTGTGACTGTTGAGGAAACCATGTCACGAGTTGTTGTTGCAGTGTTGTCTGCTGATTGGAATGCAGCCAATGTACCAGTTGTGATTTGTGGAATGTTGATGCTGTCTGTTCCTGCTGGAAGTGCCATGTTTGTAACAAGGTCAGCAGTTACACGAGCAGCACGAGCGAACTCTGCATATTCGTTGATGAGGTAGATAGGTGGAACGAAATCTCCACCAGCGCCGTCGGTGCGTGAGATGTCGCGTGATTCAACTGCAACTTCCTGTGCGTGACGGTTGAGGCGCTCCCATGAATTGCGATCATTGCGAAGTTGTGCGCCAATCATGTCGCGAACGAATGAGTTGCGACCATCTTTGTCGTATGTCATCGCTTCGCGTGTGATAACTGCTGCACCACCGAATGTTGCAACCTTTGCTTCTTTGCGAGATTCTGCGATTGCTGCTGTGCGAGCTTCTACCTTGTCGGCAGTTGCGATGCGCTCATCAAGTGCTGCAATTTCATCTTGCGCCTTTGATGCTGCATCAAGAGCTTCTGCGTTCACATCTTCTGCTGCCAAAGTTGTTTCAACCTCGGCAACAAGTGCATCGCGTTGCTCCTTGAGTTTTGTTGCTAGAGACATTTTGTCCCTTTCTCTTGGATGGATGTTTGAAACCAGTCGGGGCGAATGCGCCGAGGGCTTTATGCCTTGCTCTTGCGAGACAAGGAATGTTGTTTGACTTTGATTGACAACTTGCGCTTGGCAAGTTCCAAATCAAGTTCTTCTGCTGAACGCATTCCAACTGATGTTGAATCGTAGGCAGGGAGTGTGACAACGCTGACTTCATAGAGTCGTTCGATGTCAGTGAGTGTGCGAAGTCCAGCATCTTTGGTTTGTCCGTCAGGAGAAACTGTGAATGCAAAACTCATCTTGTCCATATCGCCTCGGCGAAGTGCTGAGGAAAGTTCTTGCGCCTTTGGATTTGCAGGGTCAAGAGTTGCCTCCATATAGAGACCAGTTCCATCTTGACGAAGTGTCAAGGTTCCTGACTGAGTTGAAGCCAGTGGAATGCCTTCCATGTCGTGATTGACAAGAAGGAAAACTGGATCAGCAGATGCAAGTGCGCGAGTGAAAGCACCTGGCGCAATTACTTCGCGGAAGTTCAAGCCAGTTGCCTCGCTGTTGAATGTGGCAGCGTAACCGCCAATCTTGAGTGAGCCATCTTTTGTGTCAACTGCGCGAACTTCTGCAAGCATTGTGATTCGTTCTGCTTGAGCCATTGCAGTTTTGCGTTCTTCAATCATTGGCAATTCCTCCGAACGGGGAGCAGGTAGGGCAGTGATAACTGTGAGAATGTCTGGGCGATGAACAGTTGTGACATCGCTTGGAATCCAACCATTTCCCTGTTCTTTGTAAATTCTGATTACGAATGCAGGATGATCTGGTGTTGCTTCAATTGTGTATCCCTCGGATGACTTTGCCTGTCCCTTGGTGGCAACCTTTTCAACTTTGCCTTTTGCGCGACCATTGGAAGTGTTCCAAGATACGAATGAACCTTCGCCAATTCGAGCTGCTGATGCGCGTTCTTCTTCGCTCAATTCTGAAATATCTTCGGAATATGAACTCATCATCATTGGCATTGGCATTGTCATGCCATCTGTCATTTCTTCTTCATCATCTGCGTCAACGCCTTGTGCATCAACTGGGTCTGTTGAGGGCTGTGTGACCTCCTGACCGAGTGAAACAGTCAACTGCCACTTCCAATACTGATGAGAGTCAATGCGACCTGCTAGGAAGTTTGCAACGCCTTGCTGGTTATACATTGAAGCGCAATCAAAAGCATCTGATAGTTCGTCAAGAATCATGTCATTTGCAAGAAGTAAATCGTTGGCAAGTGCGATTGGGTCTTGCAACATTGCTGGGGCATCTTCTAAGCAACGAAGCGCCATGAATGAGCCGAGTGTGAATGGAGCGATTGAACCAAGTTTGCGAAGGTTTTCAGCGATTGGGTCAATTGACTCATATACATCTTCATAAATTTTCTGAAAGAGTTTGTGATATTCGCTGAAGTCAGCGCCTTTGACATTCCAGTGAGCGCCATGTGCGCGGAAATAAAAGCTCACAACATCTGCGAGAAGTTCAGTCAGTTCCTCATTCAAATCAGGAACTTGATTCATGTCAGGCATGTCATCCTCCGATGCGATCAATGAAAGCGCTCTTGCGCTTTTTGAGATTTGATTTCTAATTCTTGTTGACCAACTCAAACCAGCATCGCCACCCCAGGCTGACCATGAAACTCTGCCTGGAGATGGAAAGCCATCTTCTCCAGAATTGAATCCTTCTGCTTGCTTGTCAACTTCATGTCGTTTGAGGAATGAATACATTCTCAAAATTGTTTGTGCGCTTACTGGATGTCCAGCAGCCAAGTCGCTTGCTCTTTTTTTGCCCACTGCTGTGAAACCGCCACCAGCATGACCATCAGCAATCCAACCCAAAGCCATCTTCGCTTCATCTTGAACTCCTTGTGGTACTCGAAAAGTTTCAGCCATTACTCAAGGACTCCCATCACTGGCGCTGACGGATCAGCATCTTGACCAAGTGAAGGATTCACGCCTCCTGCTGTCACATTGCCAGCAAGTGCTTGATTGAATATATCGCCGCCATCGTAAGGTTCCATTCCTTCGATTTGACGAACTTCATTTGGAGTGCGAGCGCCCATTGAAACATTGACCATGTTCACGCGAGCGCGAGTGAGTGCATCTGTTCGAAGAAGTGCTGAAGTATCGAATGCAACATCATCGCCGACATCAAGAACCTTTGAGATTGCAATTTCAATTCTGCGAATCCAAGGTGCAATTGTGTGAGTGAGGAAGTTCAATGATGCTTGCTCAACATTTTGATAGGTCTGATTGCTTCCCATTGCACCAATCAAATGTTCTGGAATGCGGAAAATTCGAGCAACATCGCGAATCAATTGCTCGCGAGATTCAATCATTTGAGAATCTGCTGCCGATGTTGTAATTGGTCGGAACTTCAAACCATCAGAGAGAACTGCTGGTCGGCGATGGCGACGATGAGTTGCTTCCCATGTGCCTTGAATAACGCGAGCCTGTTCCAAGTTCAACTTCTGGTCTGTCTCAAGAATGCCTGAAGGTGTTCCACCCTCGCCATAGAATTGCGCAAGATGGCGATCCATGGCGATGGAAAGACCAATCAAGTTGCGAGCCTGATTGAGTGGGCTGATTCCCACTAAAGATTGAGGTGGAGTGAACCAGCGAAGGTGCAACATATCCTCGCGATTCATTTCATTGCCAAGGTGCAAATATCTGCGACCTGTCATGTCACCTGTTGGAAGAACCTGCATTTGATAAGGATGCAATGGGACAAGACCAATCATTGTTCCAGAACGGTCTCTGTCAATCTTGACATAAGCATTTCCATGCAAAGCCATTGATGCAACAATTTGATGAATCAATTCGTAAGTGTTTGATTCTGGGTCTGGGTCAGCGAGAACATCTGGCAGTGGTCGCATTGTGCGCTTGCCATCTTTTTCAATAGCAAAGCAACGAAGAGGCATTGAAGCAACTGAATCTGCAAGGAGGGAGACAGCGCCGAGAACTGATGAAACGCCAAGAGCAGTCCATTCGTCGATTCGCTCGCCAGCAGCAGAAGTCATTGATGTCTGACCGTAGAGCTGAGACAACGGTGAAACATAGTTGTTGAATTGTGGGTAACGACCTACTGTGAAAGATTGAATGCCGCGACTGAAGATGCTCACTTATTGCCTCCGAAGTCTGCCAATATAGAACCGACAACAATCAAAATGCCGCCAGCGATAAGTGCTGCGCCAATACCAAAGATGAAACCGAGACCGACAGAAATCATGGTTGCGCCAACTGCTTCTGTGATTGTCGTGATTTGATCACGCATCTGGAACCTCCATTGAGAACGGGTCGAAAATTTGTGGCAATGCGCCACCCTGAGATTGCCACCATGCTGCGCGTTCCAAAGCCATCACTGATGAAACTGCTAAGTCAATTCGACGCTTTGAACCTTTTGCTTCTTTGGCAAGTCTTGATCCGCGATTGTCGGTTCTAAGTTGTGCGTTGCCAATGTGTCTTGCAAGGCGAGCATCGCCATCGTGAGTCAAAGTCTTGTTGATAACTGATTCAAAGAATCGTGTTGTCGCTGGTGTCATGCGTGATGCAGTCTGTGGAAATGTTACAACTGGCAAACCTTCATCGTCGAGAATCTGAAATGTTCGCGCCCATCTGTAAGGGTCACAAGCGATTTCAAGAACTTGCCAACGAGTTGCGGCTTTGCGGATGGCATCCTCAACTTCGAGAACTGGAATCTGCCAGCTCGCATCTGCCTCATCGGGTTTCTCCCACACTGCCACTGGCATGATGTGAGGAACTTCGCCAACCGAGACTGCGACAATGGCAGTGCAGTCGCCATTGAAGGAACCGTCAAAGCCAAGCACAACATCAGAGCCGTCAGGAATTTCGTGTGCATCGGCTAGGACATCCCAAGCGCCATGCGGCAGCCAAGTGTCAGATGTCGATGACCAAATGTTCAGTCGTTTGGTTTTGAATTCCGCTTCTGGTGTTCTAAGTATTGCAGAAGAGAAATCGTCGGCAGCAACAATGTCATCAAAGCCAGGATTAGCTTCTCGCCACGCCAACTCGCCACGATAGTCCCCTTCATTGTTTGCTTCCCACCATGCGAAGAAGAATGATGGATCAACAACTTCGCCAAGTGAAATCTTTTTTCCGTACTCGTAAAGAGAAAAGCAGATTGAATCTTTGCCACTGTTATCTGATTTGACTCCAGCAGTTGTGATTGCAACCAACATCGGCTCAATGCGAGCGCCCATCGCCAGTGACATAACATCGAAGAGTTCGCGATTAGGTTGTGCGTGTAGCTCGTCGAAGCAAACCAGTGTCGGGTTCAAACCTTCTTTGGAGAAGGCATCCGATGAAAGTGCGCGATAGACACTGCCAGTTTTCGGATTGTGAATCGTGTCTTTATAGACTGTGAGCAGTTCGGAAAGTTCGGGATGAAGCCTGACCATTTCTTTGGCTGTATTGAAAACAATCTTTGCTTGTTCCTTTTCAGCAGCGCAAGAATATATTTCTCCACCTTGCGCTCCAAGAACTAGCGACTCAAGTGCAACGGATGAAAGCCATGCAGACTTTCCATTCTTGCGAGGAAGTCCAATAAGTCCGATGCGATGTCTGAAAGTTCCATCAGCCTTGACTGCGAAAAGTTGTCGAGTGAGTTCGCGTTGCCAAGGTCTGAATATCAAATCCTGGCCAGCATGACCTGCGATGGAATCTTTTGTAATTTTGCAAAGTGCTTCTGCAAAGTCTGCGATGTCATTTCCTCGCGACCTTTTCAAATCCGCATCTGCCACTGGCGAGAGCCAGCGTGGGGGGAATCCTTGAATCTTTTTCTTGCCTGACATTTCGCCCCCTGGCTGAAATTATTTTCTTGCCTCGCGCTTGGCGAGAAGTTTGTCGATGGCGCTGATTGCTTTGACTTCGGCAACGCCAAGGCGAGAGCGAGATGTCGGATCAAAACCAAGTGAGGATAAAGAATCAACAAATGCCTTGTTGACATGGATGAGCAATCGACCATCTGCTGCGTCAAGTGTTGCGCGATATTTATTGCGAGCAAGTGCAAGATCATCGGCGAGGCGAGCTGCATTCTCGATGGCGCGGAAATCACTCGATGGTGAAAGCCATGTGATTGCTGCTGCCCATGCCTGATTCCAAAGAGCCAATCCTTCTTCGCCAAGATTTTCTGGAGCGTCAGGAATCTGATGAGCCATTGGCAAGAGCGTCACTTCGGCAAGCACTGGCAACTTGCGCTTGCCTGGATTGCCAGTGATGCGTTTGATCTCGGCTGGTTTGGGAGGTCGCCCTGCTGTCATGCGCGAATCCTCCATGTTATTTCCTGAACTCATAATTTCGCGAATAGGTGAAAAGAGC